TAGTGATGAATTAAAAAATAATTTTGATATTGTTAAAATTGTTGTTAGTAATAACGGATATAAATTAAAATATGCTGGTGATGAATTAAAAAATAATTTTGATATAGTTAAAATTGCTGTTAGTAATAATGGATATGCTTTAAACTATGCTAGTGATGAATTAAAAAATAATTTTGATATTGTTAAAATTGCTGTTAGTAATAATGGGTTAGCATTAGAATTTGCTAGTAATGAATTAAAAAATAATTTTGATATTGTTAAATTAGCTGTTAGTAATAATGGTTTAGTATTATAATATGCAAGTGATGAATTAAAGAATAACAAAAATATTATTAAAATTGTTAGTAATATGGTATGTTCACCTTTGGTTTATTCAATTTATTATTTAGTAAATTAAATAAATCATAAATATTTATCTTAAAATTATTTAATCATTTATTATTAAAATTAAAATTACGAGTAAAGAAAATATATTTTTGTGAAACGCACTTAAATATTTATTAAAAATATTTCCCCTTAATTAGCATATTATTAATATAATTTATATTGATAATAAACTAATAGCTGCCATCATAACATAACCCATATATTGTTTGCTATATTTATCATATCTAATATTAACTCTTTTAAATTGTTTCGACAAGAAATAAATCTTCGATTTATTTCTTGTCTCAATAATGAGATAAAAATCAAAGATTTTTATCTCATTGTTTCAATTTATTATTTACCAATTCAATAATATATCTATAAGATAATAATTTATTATTTATATTTTCTAAAATATGTTCATTTACATTTTTACAATTTCTTTTATTTTTAACAGCAACTAAATCACCTAAATTTAAATCATTTAATTTATTCCTAATATTATTCGAATCATATGCTGCATCTGCTATAAATTTATTATTTGGTTTAAGTATATTACTAATATCATTTAACTGATCCATAAAAATTTTAGCATCATGATTATTTCCACTAGCTAATAATATATTAATGGGTATTCCTTTAATATCAGTTAATATTGATAATTTTGATAATTGATGTTTAGGAATTTGTTTATTATATCCAATAAAATCTATTCCTAATTTATTACTTATAAATGTAGTATCAATTATAAATTTATTAGGTTTATGTTTATTTAAATATTTTTTAACTAAATTGTTAAATGTATAATTAATTATGTCATATTTAATTAATTTATTGTAAAATTTATAAATAGTTGTATAAGATGGAATATTTGTTGATGAAAATAATGATATACAATTAATAAATGCTCTTGCAAAAATAAAAATGAAATTTTTATTTTTGCAAGATATTCCAGTTGCCAATATAAATAATATTGATTCTAATAATAAAGTTATAGGATATTTTCTATTTTTTGTTTGATTATTAAATATATTAGTATATTGCTTACTATTAATTATTTTTAATATATGTTCCATAATATATGTACTCATTATTAATATATAATCAAATTTCTTTACATCAAATATATAAAATAAAAATATAAAATAAAAATATAACATTTAATATTTATTCAATTTAATATTTAATAAATTGAATAAACCGAAGGTGAACATACCAAATAATAATAATAGTAAATATTATCTACTGAATATACCTATGAAAATAATTTAAACATAAATCATAATATTAAACATTCATCCTAATTAAATTTATTTACATTAAATGTATAAAATAAAAATATAATATTTAATATTTATTCAATTTACTAAATCGTAAATTGAATAAACTAAAGGTGAACATGTCAATTATTTATTGATATTTTTATAGTGAATATACCTATGAAAATAATTATAAACATAAATTATAAAACTGATAACATTGAACACCTCCTCAATATTATTTCCTGATATCCGGAAATAATATCTAGATTATATTATATAATAAATTTAATAACATTTTTAAAAACTCATACTAAAATTAATAATGATTTTATAGATGATTTTTTTAGTTTATATGATCCAAAAAGATAAATATAATTTTTCAATTGATATAGATTCAATTATTAAATGGTTTGATATGAAAAAAGGACATATGAAAGATACACTTAAATATTCATATACCGAAAATATAGATTATAAAATAATTATAAGTAATCCTACAGGTAAAAGAGGTAAACCAAAAGAAATTATATTATTAACACCTAAATGTTTTAAATTAATGGCAATGCAAAGTAAAACTAAAAAAGCTATACAAGTTAGAGAGTATTATTATGAACTAGAACATGTAATTGATCAATATAAAGAATATATTATTCAAGGATTGCAAGATAAAATTAATAAATTAGAAAATAATCAAAAACCAAAAATTAATCCATCAAAAGGTATAATTTATATTATAGAAACTGCTGATGAAATTGGACATTATAAAGTTGGAAAAACTAAAAATTTAAAATCAAGATTATTAAAATATAATGAAGATAAAAAAGATGATATTATACTAATATATGTTTATGAATCAGAAGATATAGATGCAGTTGAAGAATGTATTAAAAGATATGCTAAAGAATATAAATATCGGAAATATAAGGAAAAAAATTTATTGAAAATAAATTTTTTATTTTACAAGATAAAATATTTTTAATATTTTATCTTGTAAGGAAGTATATAAAACTAATATTAATATGTTGAAAGAATTAATTAATGATTGTGGTGAATTTAGAGATAAAGTATCATTAAAAATTAAAAATAAAATTAAACAATCTGAAGGAAATTATTTTATCGCTATTTATAAAATATAATACATTAAAAATATAAATAATTATTTGTATTTATATTTTTAATGTCTTTTACTGAATTAAGAGCACATTAATTAGAATGTATTAATAATATTAATCCACATTTTAAATCTGAAAATAAAGCAGTAATTAAAAATGTTTTGTGAATCCGATAAAAGTTTCATTAAAAATTATAATTAAATAGTATAAATATAGGTTTTATGTTATTTATACTATTTAATTTTGTTCTAGTAATTTAATTTTATATTCTAATAATTGTATGTCTTTATCTTTCAATTCATTTATATATTTTTCTTTTTGTAATTCATATTCCATATCTTTTAATGCAAGTTTATTTTCATATACCATAATATTTTTATTTAATTCTTCAATTTTTCGATTAAATTCTCGTGTATGACCAGAATATTTCATTCCGATATTTTCATAAATTGTTTTAATAAATTTTAACATATTATTTGGTATTATAATTAATTCATTATGATTATTCCAATTTAATTTATAATCATTTAATAAATTATTCAATTCTAATTCTGCTTGTGATATGTATAATGGATCAATATAAGTAAAATAAACTAATTTCATATCAATATAATTTTCTAGTTTTTTATACTCTGATTTATGTCCATTTTTACGTTTTTCAAATGATTTTGTTAATCCAAATTTATAAATTATATCAGTATTAGAATATTGATTATCAATATTCATTATATCTCTTAATTTATCAACCGTATTAAATGCTGTCAAATATATACAAGGTAATGCATTCGCATTAATACTAAATAATTCTTGGATAGATTCATATGATACACCTTTAATATCAGAAACTAATTTATTTTTTAGATCGATTGTTCCAATTTGAACAGTAAATAAAATATTACTCGCCCATTTAATAAATTTTGTTGTTTTATTATTTCTAGTTGTAAATAATACTCTTAATATACCTTCATAAGTTAAAAATAATTCTTTTTTAATAATTATTTTATTAGTTTTATTACTAGTATTATCTTTATCAATATACTTTTTTTCACAAGTAAAATATTTGTAATCTACATTTTGTTTATAAGTTGTATGTTCTTTAATAATATTATTTTGTAATTGTTCCATATTAAAATTTTTAGCAACATCTTTAACTCTAAAATAAATTTTATTGTCTTCTCTAATACCTCTTGTTTCAATATCTAATATATTACCATCATTATCTTGAAATTTTTCATTATCATCTAAATGAATAATATCTGGTGCCTTCTCTATACCATTATCATCAAATACAAGTTCATTATTATTACTTAATTCTGGAATTGTTTTTAATATATCAATTTTGATAAATACTTTATCAAATTTAGCTGATTTCCCATCAGATTGTGTCCATGAATCATCTATTTTTCTAGCAAATATGTAATCAGTGATATTTTTATTTTTAACTAAAATTCTACTAGATCTACAACCTTTTGAATAAATTGGTGCATTATCTAAAATATATTCTCCTTGAATATAATTAATATCATTAATTGTTATAGTATTCATTAATTATATTAGATAATATTTCTTTAAGGAGTTTCTAGTAAAAATATATTTTTACTAGAAAAACCAATTATTTAATATAATTAATATAATTAATATAATCATCATAATAATCTTTTATAAATAATTCATTTGTTATTCTTTTAGAATTAAAATAATTATGAATATTTTTTTCTATTTTTCTAACATTATCAACATAAAAATATTTAATATTAACATTATTACCATATACAGTAATATATCTTTTATATAAAGAAGATATATTAGATCTCCACATTCCAATTTTAACTGCATTTAATAAATCACTTGTCACAAAATAAATATAACCATTTTTATATTCTTCATTATTAGTTTTTATTTTATATTCATTTATTATTGATGAATCTATTTTATTAAGCCATTTATTTAATACATAAATAGTATGTGCATTAAATTTTTTACGTGAAGTATTAATGACTTTTAATAAACCATTATAAGTTAAAAATAATTTTTTATTTATTTTACCAAAATCCTGAACTATAAAATATTTATAATCTATATTTTGTTTATATGATGAATGATCTAGAGTAACTATATCTCGTAATCGATCAATATCAAAAGATTTTGAAATATCTTTAACCTTAAAATAAATTTTATCGGGTGCTCTAATACCTCTTGTTTCAATATCTAATATATTACCATCATTATCTTGAAATTTTTCATTATCATCTAAATGAATAATATCAGGGGCTTTTTCAATACCATTATCATCTACAATTATTTCATTATTATTACTTAATTCTGGAATTGTTTTTAATATATCAATTTTGATAAATACTTTATCAAATTTAGCTGATTTCCCATCAGATTGTGTCCATGAATTATCTATTTTTCTAGCAAATATGTAATCAGTGATATTTTTATTTTTAACTAAAATTCTACTAGATCTACAACCTTTTGAATAAATTGGCGCATTATCTAAAATATATTCTCCTTGAATATAATTAATATCATTAATTGTTATAGTATTCATTAATTATATTAGATAATATTTCTTTAAGGAGGTTTCTAGTAAAAATATATTTTTACTAGTATATATTATTTAATGGAGATTTTTATAAACATCTTATTTAATTTATAAATTTATTAATGGAAATTATAAATATCAATTAAATAAAATATTTAAAAAATTCTATAGCATATGCATAAATTTCATGTATATTAGATTATAATTATTAAATATTAATATTTTTATAAATTGAATATATCTATAAAAATATTTGCCAATCATAAATTATATATATCAACAATTATTAGATTCTAATATAATACAATAAATTTAAATTAAATGTTTATAAAAATCAATTGAATAAAATGTTTATAAAAAGCTCCTTCATATAAAAATTTAAATTATTTTACAAAAAATATATTTTTAAAATTAAATATTTATGAATAATAATAAACATAAATTATAATAGGTAAATATAAATATATTCTAATATAAAAAAAATTTAAATAATTAAAAATTGATAAATACAAACATAAACAATTATTTGTATTTATTATTTAATGTCTTTTACTGAATTAAGACAACATCAATTAGAATGTATTAATAATATTAATCAACATTTTGAAAATGACAACAAAGCCTTAATTAAAATGTTCTGTGGTGCTGGTAAAAGTTTTATTATTTATCATTGTTTATTACAATATACGAATAATTTATCAGTTGTTGTTGTTCCATCTATTAATCTTATTACACAGTTCAATAAAGATTATCTATTAGATGAATATAAGAAAGAATATAATAATAAATATTTTAATAAATCTTTTGATCTCCTAACAGTTTGTTCAAAAAATGAATTAGAACAGAATATTAATATAACAACCGATGAAGATGATATATTAGAATTTTTAGAAAAAGATTCCTGTAAAATAATTCTTATAACTTATCAATCACTTGAATTATTAATCAATATAATTAAAGAATATGAATTTGAAATAGATTTATTATGTTTTGATGAAGCGCATCATATATTAAGTAATAATATGAAAGAATTGTTATTTGGTATAGATGAAGAAGATGAATTTATTGAAAATTTTATTGATACTTATTCTAATAAAACATTATTTTTTACTGCTACTCCTAAAAATAGTAATAATATTATGATGTATGAATCTATAACTTGTTTTGATAATT